ATGCAGTTATGGATTAATCTAAAAAAGGGAGGGACGACGAATCTTGATCTTGAAAAACCCCTGAATTTGATAGAGAGGAGGGACATATCGGGCAGGAATGAGGAATAGCAGCAATTTCGCTAAGCGGTGATTTAGCGGAAATTGCAAAAGTGTCTATTTGTGCAATATGACGACTGGAGGGAGTCGCTGAAGGTTTGTTTTCTCAGCGTTTTGCACAATTATAGATATACAAGGCCCGCCGGGGGATTGCTCCGGCGGGTCATTTTATTTGTTTAGGGCTTCTATTATTTTATCCTTTAGATTTTGTGTTCCGTACGTGTGAATAATTTGGAGGTGTGCGGATTTTAATGCTTCATCTACAAACTGGTCGCGTTGTATTCTTTTTTCGGTGATATGTGATTTGTCATCCAGTTCGATTACTAGTTTGGGTTTAAAGGTTTGGTTTTCGCACAGGACAAAGTCAATGTGCTTGGCTTTTATTTTATTGAATGCGGTTTGCCAATTTTTATCATTTCTTGGGGGTTCTATAATGTCTGCAAGCCTTACTTTTGGGAATATCTCCAGTTCCAATTCGCAAGCGATCTCTTTTAAGGCTTTATAAAAGTAAAATTCGTTTTTGGTGAAGAAGTATGTTTTTTTGTAATATTGATAGATTTTTTGTTCGTCAACTTTCTCTGGGGTTTCTTCTGTGTTTTTAGGTGTGGGTGCTTTTCTTTTGTTTAGGTTGAATACTACAAGTGCGATGATTCCTAGGAGGATAATCCCCATAATGATTTCCATTATTTTTCCAACCTTTCTTTGCTTTCAAGGTAGAAGTCAATCATTTTTCGGATTTCCAGAGATACACTTGTTTTATTTTGTTTAACAAGTTCTTCTATGTCTTACAATGTATACTTAAAATGTCATTAAATGTATGACAAAATATTTTTTAATGCTTATGTAAAACGAGGTGAAAAAAGTGAAAGTATTAGGGATTGAGCCTAAGAAGTATTTCAGCAAGAAGCAGCAGCGTGACGTAACGGGGTTTAGTATGTATTTCGACCAGGAGTCGGAGAATGTGTATGGGCTTGCGGTAAAGGAAGAGTGGGTTTCGAATGAAGTGTACGCGGATTTCATTTCTCTGTTCGACAGTGACCCTCATAGAGCGCTTGGTGAGCAGGTGGAAGTGTTTTATAACCGATATAGGAGCGTCTCCAAAATCGTGCCATGCTCCTGATACAGTAGGTTGCCCGGATAGTTCATATACGTGCAATGTTTGCGAATATTGGGGGAAGGAGGATGACACATGACAATTTTTGATGTTTTGGCTTTTAAGATGGTCACGGCTCTGGCTTCCAGCACGGCGACTGTAACCGCTTCGGATTGGTCTGCGGTAGTGGATGCTATGACGGGGCAAATCAGTGTATCTACTATTGTGGCTACGTTGGCCGTGTTCGTCGGTGCCGTTATCGGCATTGTGTTTATGTGGTGGGGCGTGCGAAAAGCTGTTCGAACCATCATGGCAGCCTTCAGAAAAGGCAAGGTTTCCGTTTAAACGACGGGGCGGGAGTTCGCTCCCGCCCTTTTCTTTTGGGTGTATATATGTTTGAAACGATTGATAAATACATGCGTTCGCGTGTTGATATAGATGATTTGTCTGCATCGGTTAAGTACAAGCGGGATTTTCGCAAGAAGAATCCTACGTACTTTGACCCGGACGGTATACTGGTTTTCTGCGGGCCGCAGGGGAGCGGGAAAACGCTTTCGGCTGTCCGGTATGTGCTTGACCTGCTCCGTGCCTTTCCGCATGCAATTCTTTGCTCGAATGTCAAAATATATGGTTTGCCGGATTCGGTTCGGTATGTACAGTACACTGGTTTGGATTGCTTTGATAAATACAACAACGGCTTCGAGGGTGTTATTTTCCTGATTGATGAGATTCACATAGAATTTAATTCGCTGGAAAGCAAAAACATGCCTGTGAGTATTATTACAGAGATTGCCCAGCAGCGTAAGCAGCGCAAGCATATTGTGGGGACTTCTCAGGTTTTTGGACGCATTGCAAAGCCTTTCCGGGAGCAGTTTAAGTATGTGGTGCAGTGTAAGACGTTCTTCGGTTTGATGTCTTTCAATCGTGTGAGCAGGGGAGAAGACATTGAAACCAAGATAGATGAAAGCATCAGCTGCCCGGTATACCGGCGTTATTTCTTCTTTCACTCTCCGAAGCTGTACCAGAGCTATGATACGTATGCCAAAATTGAGAGGTGTGAATCCACCCAAAGGGGGCTTGTGAAAAGATGAATATTCAGGAGATTATTTTACTATTTGCCGACGTCGTAAAAGAGGCAATGCCTTTTGTCGTTGTCTTTTTCTTCGGTGGGTATATTGTGAAGGTGTTTTGCAATGCTGCCTTTGGTGGGAGGTTTAAGCTGTGAGGATTTTTTTTGGATGTGTCGTGTCATGTTCGGTGCTTTTGTCCTCTTTCTTGGGTTCGGCAGCCTGGTCGCAATCTGGTACAAGTGAGCCGCCGGGACTGGATGAGATTATAGCCGCAGCGAACAGTTATGTAGAGGCGTCACCGTCATGGACTCCGGCCGAGGCTCCGGAGGGAGCCGGGCCGGAGTCTGACGAGGGAGGGAATAGTGATGTATTGGATTCTGAAGCAAGTGTATTACCAGATGCCGCGGCGGGTGAAGCGGTTCCTTTTGCTCTTGATGATAGTATTTATTCTGGTAGTATTTCTACTACAATACTCGACATCTTTGCAGGCGTTTGCTCGAAATATCCTTCAAAGGATTATGTAGCGTTCCGATCGGGGCAGTACACCTATGATTTATATATCGGAGAGATCTCTCTGGCCGGGGCCTTCTCCGGCACGCAGCTGCTCCATGTTGTCTATGATTCTGCGTCGAATTACAACAATGGCCCATATCTCCGGTACAATACCGAGGATCTGGGCCTTACTCCGGGGACTTCTCTAGTTTATAGCAATCTGGGAGATTATCCAGCTCTTCCAATTCAGGGGGTGCCGTATGAAAAAGCGCTTGTATTCGGTTCTGTTGTTGTTTTCCTTTTTTTGTTGCTCCGGTGGGTTTTTGGTAGGTCACGCAGCTGAAGAGGATTGTCCGGGGCATGTTTCTATATATTTGACGGATGGTGGGGTTCGTACTGGTTCTTATTGGGGTGGTACCGTCAATACAGGTGGATGGACTGACAATTACGGTATTTTTGTAAATAGTAACAATCATGCTAATTTGCCGCAGTCTGGCATTGTGGATTATACTCGTTTTTTTTATGGTGCTTCTAGCACTTCATCTTTATCTTTGACGAAGGGTGGTACCTATCTTTTTGGCGTTAAGTGCGGTATTGCTCGTGACTGGACTATCAGTTGGATGCCTCCAGCGAAGATTGTTTTTGCGGATGGTTCTGTTTTTACTTCTTCTTCTGTCGGTCAAGTTGTTGGAGATTACGAGCTCATTTCATGGATTTACGATTCGGATACTTTTACTCTTTTGTTTGAAATCAAGGCGCTTGAGGACCGTTTTCTTACTTATTTTGACTTTTACAGTTCTTGGTATACCACTGCTACTTTCAATTTTTCTAATGTTCCTTCTTATACAAGTTCTGCTGGTATTAAGTTTCATATGCTTTTTTCTGGGTTTTGGACAGTTTCCTCCAATGTTCCTTCAGATGGTGGCGTTAGTGAATCAATTCAGAATCAGACGCAGGTTATTATTGGTAGTATTGATAATAGTGTTCAGACTGTTACAACAGCTATTACAAATCAGACAACGACTATTACGAATCAGATATCGGATAGTACCAGTATTTTAAAGGGTGCTGTGGAGCAGGCCGGGCAGCAGATATCTGATAAGGTGGGGCAGGCTGCCAGTGATATTACAGGTAAAGTTGACGAGACCGGGCAGGCTATCCAGGACAAGATAGATGAACAGTATGATATTTCAGATGCTTCGCAGGTTGGCGAAGCTGCCCAGGGCTTCGCAGATCAGGCAGCGGAAAGCCTGGGCGTGGTCAGTTATGTGGATACTCTTTTTTCCGGCCTGTCCGGCCTGGTCACTGCCGGCTCTACAACGCTGACCTTTCCGGCTCTTGCTTTTTCGGTCGAAGGTACGGAGTATCAGTTCTGGGAGGAATACACTTTTGACCTTGCCCAGCTTGACGGATGGTTTGCCGGTTTGATGGCTGCCGTCCGGCTGGCTACTTCTACGGTTGTTGTAGGGGCTGTCATTCACTATTTGCAGTCGGTTTACAAGGATGTGATTGGATGATACTGAATATGGTTTTAGGCTTGATGCAGTCAATTTTATCGTTCGTCCTTGGTCTGTTGCCGCTGCCGGATGTTCCTTCATGGCTCGTGGAGTTGACGGAAACTGTTCTCGGTTACATGAAAACAGGTATGGGAATTGTGCTCTTTTTTGTCCCTCAGACAGTCGTTCAAGGTGCGCTTGATTTGGTGATTCTCGTTTGGACGGTTGTACATGGTTACAAGCTGGTTATGTGGGTTCTTCGTAAAATCCCCATGCTGGGCATTGAATAGAAAAACCCCGGCATAGCCGGGGCGTTGTTCAGACTTCTTCAAATCCGATTAAATCGAATTGGTCTTCAAAGTCTGGGTCTTCTTCATAGACCGGTTTGTATTCTTTTCCGTCCTGTTCGTAGACTTCTCCGTTCCATTTTGTGTCCCAAAGTTCTGTTCCGTCTTCGAGTGTCCATATAGAGAGTTTCTTTTGTTGGTTTTGCCGGAGGCCCTCATCCTCTATTGGCAAAAAGCCCCTTTCGTAAAGGGGCGACAAAAGGGGATAGGGGCCCCTTTTGTGGGGTTCGAGGTGGCCGAAAATGGCCGCCGTGAGGCTCACTCGACCTCATAACACATCTCGCTCACCCCCTACGGAAAAAGCGCATAACATTGCGGTTTGGAGGCGGTTTTTTGTACACCAGAATTTATGAATATTCAGAGGGTACAAAGAAGCGTTTCCGTGTCATTGGATTCAAGGGTTTTCGCCCGATGCCGGGAGGGGATAGGGCGGAGCCTTCGGAGCATGATTTCAAGCTGGATGAAAGCCTTTGTCGTTCGCGTCGGAATATTCGGGACATCATTCTTTGTAACAGGTTTGTATATTTCTGTACTTTCACTTTTTCAGATTGTAAGACGGACAGGCGGGATTTACAGGCGCTTTCTAAGGCCTTGCGCGAATTTTTTAAAAATTTCCGGAATCGGTATGCACCGGATTTTAAATACATTATTGTTCCGGAGCGCCACAAAAATGGTACATGGCATTTTCACGGCCTGATTTCCGGAATTCCGTCCAGTGAGTTTGTTTGTCCCGAAACTATTACGTGGCGTGACCCGGAAACGAATACGCTGAAAAGGATTCGTAATACAAAAGGTTATTTACGCTGGTATCGGTATTCTGTTAAGTTTGGGCATTTCGATTGTAGTATCATCAAACACTATGAGGCATGCGCTGCCTATGTGAGTAAGTACATCACAAAGCAGCTTGCCGATCTGGCTAAGTCTAAGCATTTATTTTTCGCTTCGCAGGGGTTGAAAAAGCCTGACCTTGTGTTCGATGAGGATGGCGTTCCGTTTCCATTCGAGCAGGCCGAGCATGAGGATGAGTATTGCCGGATCTCGTGGGCTACTGGTGAGCAGCTTATCGGCACGATGCTGCCGGAATGGTATGACGAATGGGCTTCGGATGTCCGAGAGCCGGAGCAGCTGCCCTCTGGCATGACGCGCGCCCAGCTGGAGCAGTACATATTTGAGCCGCTTACTGGTGATCAGCTTTCGCTTTTAGAATCTGCGGAACAGGTTCCCGTGCCTTGGGATATGTGATATACTAAAGAAAAAGTCGGAGGGAGGAACGACAAATCTTAATCTTGAAAAACCCCTGAATTTGATAGAGAGGAGGGACATATCGGGCAGGAATGAGGAATAGCGGCAATTTCGCTAAATTGAAATTTAGCGAAATTCAGGGGAGGCGGTTCAAATGGATGGTATGTATTCCTGATTTCAAACGATATGGATTTTTTTGAGCACCTATATTGATCCTCGCAATCCCAACAAACATGGCGACTATAAAGATTGCCCGGAGCTTGTCGTACGTTATCTGTACGACAGTGAAACCATCCGCGGCCTTTCGCCGCGTACAGTGAACGGATATTACATTGATTTGCGCACCTTTTTTCGTTTTTTAATGCAGTTACACGGGCTTGTCCCGGCAGATGTGCCTCTGGATGAAATCGACATCCGCCGCGTGGATTTGGATACGATCAAAAGCGTCACCACCAGCGATATCTACGAATTTCTGCATTATGTCACGCGGGAGCGCGATAACGCTCCCGCGACCCGTGCACGCAAGCTTTCCAGCCTGAAAGGATTTTATAAGTATCTGTGCAATAAAATGAAGGTTTTGGAAATAAACCCCACCGATGACGTGGAAACGCCGGCATTGAAAAAACGTCTGCCCAAGTACTTATCACTGAATGAAGGCGTCGAACTGCTGAAAAATGTGCAGTCCGACTTTTACGAACGCGATTATTGTATCCTAACGCTGTTTTTGAATTGCGGGATGCGTTTGAGTGAACTGGTTAATATCAATATTACCGATATTCATGGTGACGGCACGATCCGGATCGTCGGGAAAGGCAATAAAGAGCGGCTCGTTTATTTGAACGATGCGTGTAATACTGCACTGCGCCGCCTGTGCGACGAGCGCGCCAAGCTGCCGAATTTGCAGGACAAAAAGGCTCTTTTTGTTTCCAAGCATACCGGGAAGCGGCTTTCCGCGCGGCGTATCCAGCAAATCGTGGACAACTGTCTGAAAGCGGCGGGTTTGTCTGGAAAAGGATATTCCGTTCACAAATTGCGGCACACGGCGGCGACGCTGATGTATCAGGAAGGCCATGTGGATATGCTTGCCCTCAAGGAGATTTTGGGACACGCGCATGTATCCACAACAGAAATCTATACCCACATGGGGACGGCACAGCTTCGGCAGGCAGCCCAGGCGTCTCCTTTTGCAAAGCTCGATTTTGAAAAAGCGCCTGAACAGCCGGTAAAGGCTGCAGCGCTGCCTGAGCATTCGGATGACGAACTCTGA